CATCCCCTCCGAACGGGCCGAGGTCGGCGGCGAAGGGGCGCAGGGTGGCGGCTTGGCGGCTACCGCCGACGATCACCCGCAGGCCGGTGCGGCACTGGATGCGGGCGATGATGGCGGGATTGGAGGCCGCTGCCGGGTGTAGGTAGACCGGGCAGCGGGTGAGGGTGTTGCTGTGTGGTGTGTGCATGGTTGCCTCGACTCTGTGGTGGAGAGTTGAAACAAGACTACAAGCAAATGCGTAGATCGATCAACACGCAAAACTGTTGTTTCGCTTGTTGAAATACAAAAAACCCCGCCGAAGCGGGGTTTGCTGGATGGGCGTGCAGTCAATGTGCTGTCGGCGGTATGCCGCGCTTGATCTCGGAGATCAGCTCATTTCCGGAGCGCTTGGCGCTGACCACCCTGACGCCTTCTACATCTGCCAAGGCGTTGGTGACTTCTTCGTAGGCCTTGATCAGCTTGGGCTGCTCTTCGCTAGGGGGCTCTGTGATGAACAGCGTGTCCTTGGCGAGGCGCTGTGCGCGCTTGAGCCGCATGACCTTTGCCTGCCAGGCATCACCATGCTCCAGAATCCTGGAGGGCTCGGCCTGACCGAAATACAGCGGCTTGATGGCTTGCGCGGCCTGCTCATCGGCCATCAGGACGAAGGGGAAGCGCACGTCATATTCGCTGTCGCCCAAGCGGCGTTCACTGTAGCGCTGCTTCAGGTTGGAGGTTGCCAGCAGGCTGCCCAGTTGCCGTTCCAGCACCTTTTCCTGGTATTCCTTGTTGGCGAAGCTGTGGTTGACGTAGTGATCGAACAGCGTTTCGAGTGTTTCGCCAATGTCGATGGTCGTGATTGTGCCCGGCTCGCTGAAACGCATCATGGTTTCCCGTGGCTGGATCAGGTGCTTGAACGTGGTTACGAGCAGGCTGATCTCGTTACGGCGGCTAGCGAAGAAGCCGACCAAACGGTTGAGTTCCTCGTCGACTTCATTGCGGGCGCGGATGTACACCTTGCTGTCCAGCGTTTCGAAGAAGCGTGTGACCCGCTGCCGGCGGGTAGCAATCTTGAAGCGGAATTCGCCGTTGTTGGCGAGCAGCACGATGCCAATGTTCACGAACTCACCCGTTTCTGGGTAAGGCAGGAACCTGAGGATGGAGTAGTTGCAAATGTAGTTCATAGCTGCCCCCAGAAGAGGTCTTCCCTGTACCTTTCCAGAATCTGAAGCCGTTGCTGCAGGGTAGGCTCGGTTTCGTCGACCTGGTCTGCATCCCGGTAGATCCACTCTTCCGGTAAAAGGGAAGTGATCCTACCCCAATCGTTCAGGGCAGCGTCAAGCCGAGGCAGATAATCCAGACGGGCGAGCAGGTTGCCACGCTCTGTCCCGAGCAAGCTGCGGAACACGTGATACTGCTGGAACTCCTCGAGAGTCAAAGTCCGCTCAAAGGCCGCATTGTGGTCGATGACGACCAACTCGCCATTGGGGTCGAGCAGAAGATTCACGTTGCCGCCAAGTTCGCCTAAGTTCCGATCACCGTTCAGGATCCACCAGTCGAACAGTAGCACTGTTTTTCTGAGATCTGTCGGTATGGCGTCGACGTTGGCCCACATTAGATCGGCAGCATTTGCTACCTGCAACGAGGCGAAGGCGGGGCCGCCGGCGAGGTCTTGGGCGTTCTCCACGGCGCTGAAGTCGATCAGTGCTTGTGGAATATCCATGATTCGCCAAGCCGGTATAGGCATGCCTAGGTGGATGGCCAGCTCGGCGGCGATGACCTCCGATATCAGGCCAGGACCTCCGGCGCGGGCGAATCCTTTGACGAAGTAGGTTTGGTCGTCATCGGCGCGGATCAGGAACGGTTTGACCGATACCCCCTGATGGCTTTGGCGGATGATTTCCTGTGCGGTGATGCGGCCCTGCATGAAGTCTCCCTGTGCCAAGGCGGCTGGTCCGGTATCTGCGGTGATGCTCGGCTTACAGCCGCTGCACCTTCCACTTGGCTTTGCCACAGATATGCCACTCCTCGCTCATGCGGATGTAGCGCGGCTCCCAGGCGGGGTTGATCGCTTCCAGATACCACTCGCCTTCGTCTTGGCGCAGACGCTTGAAGGTGACGCGGTTGGAGTTGGCCAGCCTGGCGGCGACGAAGTCTCCAGGAAGCGGCTCCGCATCCGGGTCGATCACCACATGATCGCCATCGGCAAAGCTGACCGGCCCGCTGGGGTTGAACATGCTGATACCGTCGATCTTCAGCACGAAGGCGCGTGGGCCGACCGGGCCGGGGGATTCGATCCAGTCCTCGATGTCGGAGGGCTGCAGGGCGATGGCCTCGCACCAGGCACCGGCGGCGATGGAGCCGATCACGGGGAGTTTCCCGCTTGTTTCACCCAGCACCGTTGCCGTATCGCTATAGGCGATGGTTGTGCTGGAGGTGAGCGCTGGTGGCGGGGCAGAAGGGTCGAACACCTGGGCAGGTATGCCAAGCGCCCGGGCTATCTGGGGCAGAAACTTGGAGTGCTTGGTTTTGCCTGCTTCGATCGCGGCGTAGGACTGCTGCTTGAAGCCTTCTCCGCCCAGCAGCTCGCGGACGCGGCGTGCGACCTCTTCCTGGGACAGGTTGAGCTCTGTGCGGCGGCGCTTGAAAAGGGTGGCTATCGCCTGCTGGCGTTGGGTCGGTGTGTTCATTCTGTCACGGTACAAACAGCTTTGTTGAGCATCAAACACAAATGCCTGTTGATATTTAACAGTTCTGTTTGTAGATTGGGCGCGTGATTCAACCGAGGACGGGGCCATGAGCATCCCTGAAGACATGAAAGAGGCCTTCGAGCGGGCCATCAAGGCAGCAGGGGGACAGTCGGCTCTGGCTCGTAAGCTGTCTACTCCTGCCAAGAAGGTTTCACAGCAAAGACTCTGGCACTGGTTCCAGGTCAAGGGCGTTTGCCCTGCAGAGCTGGTGCTGCAAGTCGAAGAGATTACTGGTGTGAGCCGCCACAGCCTGCGCCCGGATGTGTTCGGCGAGCTTAAAAACCAGGCGGCCTAACCAGCCGCCCGGGCTGCCCGGACCCTCACCACAAGGGCCCAGGCGATGCGTCCGACCTGCCGAGCACACCACGTACCAACGGCAGGCCGGTCACACCCACCAGGGCACGGAGGCCCTGGGTTGCCAGCCTCTCCACCACAGAGCTGCTGGCTGTAACGGCGGGACGTCCGCGGAGCGGGCGCCTCGCCATCGGGGGAGCAGGCGGCAAATCCACCACAGAGCCCCCGCCTGCTCGTGACCACCATGCAAGTGACCACGCCGCCACTCTAGCAAAGCAGGGGCAGCCTGGCACTGGCGTGAAAAGGGATATAACGCCAATGTCGAGAATCGACCCCACCCGTGGCCTCGGCCCTGTTCTGACCCTGGAACAGGCCGTGGACCACGACACTCGCCGCGAGCGCGGCGGCCCGGTCGCGGTATGCGCCACGCTGGGCCTTCATTACAACAGCTACCAGAAGAAGCTCTCCATCAGTTACCCGGACCACCTGCTGAGCGTGCGCGACTTCGAGCGCTGGCTCGAACTGGTGGAAGGCGCCGAGACGCTGCGCACCATCGCGCGCATCAAGGGCGGCGTGTTCTACCGCCCGCGCCCGGTGCCGGCCACGGCGGACGCGCTCCAGGCGCTGGCCGAGGTGCTGGCCCGCAAGAGCCAGTTCGTCGGCAGCCTGCACGCCGGGCTGGCCGACGGCCGCTGGGACGAGCGCGAGGTGCTGCAGCTGGAGCGCCACGGCAACGAAGTGATCGAGGCGGTGCTGTCCATCATGGCCGGCGCCCGCGAGGCGCTGGACCACGATCGGGAGGTGGAGCATGGCTGACCTCTGCGACGTGGCCGACGGCCTGATCGAACAACAACTCGCCATCGCCCTCGACCACCACCACGCCCGCCGCCCCACCGGCGCCGGCGCGCTGGAGTGCGAAGACTGCGGCGACCCCATCCCCGAACCGCGCCGCAAGGCGCTGCCGGGGTGCGTGACGTGCGTGGATTGTCAGGGGTTGAGGGAGGTGCGCCGTGGGTAGCGCAGCCTCCCGGCCGGTTTCAGTCTTCGATGGGCATGGCCATCAGCTTGGCCAGCTTGTCGAGATAGGCCCGCATGTAGTCGGGGCCGCGCGACGGGTTGTTTTCGTCGTTGTAGAGGTAGATGCGCTCGACGCTGTCGCGGCCGCGAATGTCCAGCTCGGCGGCGACCTTGGGCGTGATGCCTTTGATCCGCACCCCAACGGGGTGGTCTTCGTAGCGCACCCATTCCCCGACCATGAAGCCGATGGGCTTGTAGTTGCGGTTGAGCAGCACGTAGCTGCCGTCCTGCTGGCGGGTCATGCAGTAGGGGAAGTGGGTCTGTCGCAGTTCATCCTTCAACATCATTCGTTCTCCAGAGGTGGATTCCATGAACAAGCCAGTGATCATCGTTGCACCCGCCGGGTCGGGCAAGAGCACCGTCGCACAGTTCCTGATGCAGTCGCTGGGCTGCACGCGGCTGGTCGAGGAGTGGGACGGCCGCGCGCCGCTGCAGCCGGGCGATCTGGCGTTGGCCAACGCGGGCTTCGAGCTGGACGGGCAGCCCGTGCGGGTGCTGACGCTGGACGAGGCGTTGGCGATGGGGCGGCAGGCCGCGTAACTCGGGCGCTCGTGACCAGGGAGGGCCGCCGATGAGCAACAAGATCGATCTGCAACTGGCCGACCTGCCGTTGCTGCTGCGCTTCATCCCGGCGGATAGCCGGGAGGTGTGGCTCAAGGTCGGCATGGGCGTGAAGAACGAGTTCGGCGAGGCGGGTTTCGATGCCTGGGACGACTGGAGCCAGTCCGGCACCGGCTACAGCCCGCGCGATGCGGTGACGGTGTGGCGCTCGTTCCGCAAGGCGGGCACCGGCATGGGCACGGTGATCAAGCTGGCGAAGGACGCCGGCTGGCTGCCGGAGAAGCGCGAGCTGAGCCGCGAGGACAAACGTCGGCTCGACGAGCAGCTGGAGGCCCGGCGCAAGGCGCGCGAGGCTGAGGTGGCAGCGGACAAGGCCCGCACCGAGCGCATGAACGAGGCAGTGGCCGAGGCGTGCGCGCTGATCTGGGCCGAGCACTGCCGCACCGAGGGCGCGAGCGAGTACCTGCGCCGCAAGCAGGTGGCCGGGCACGGCGTGCGCTACTTCGACCGGCTGGTGGTGCTGGAGATCGACGATCAGGCCGAGCGCTGCCAGGTGTGGGTCGGCACCGACGCCCAGCGCTGGCTGGGCATGGTGCCCAAGCCGCGCCCGGCGCATCTGTCGATGATGGTGCTGCGTAAGGGCTACATGGCGGTGCCGCTGCGCGATGCGGCGGGCCGGCTGTGGTCGCTGCAGTCGATCAACGGGCAGGGCACCAAGCTGTTCCCGCGCTACGGGCGCAAGCAGGGCTGCTTCCACCTGATGGGCGAGCCGGCCGGCGCCGCGGTGCTGGCCGTTGCCGAGGGCTACGCGACGGCCGCCAGCGTGCACGAAGCCACCGGCTGGCCGGTGGCAATGGCGTTCGACGCGGGCAACCTGCTGGCCGTCGGCCGTGCACTGCGCGAGCTGCAGCCGGAGATCTCGCTGGTGTTCGCCGGCGACGACGACCCGACGCAGCCGGGCAACCCCGGCCGCACCAAGGCCGAAGCCGCCGCGGCGGCGCTGGACGCGCTGGCGGCCTTCCCTGCGCTGCCGGCCGGGACGATGGAGCAGGCGGCATGACGAGCGAAGCACGGAAGCTGGACTGGAACGACCTGCACGTTGCCCACGGCCTCGAAGCGGTGCGCGCGCAGCTCGCGCAGGCGCTGACTCTTCCCCGCACCCCATCTGAGGTGCAGCCGCCCGAGGCTGCTGCGGCGACCGAGGGGGCCGGGGAGAGCGCCGAGACGAAGGAGCGACGGGACGCCGCCATTGCGGCGAAGGTCTTCCAGAGGTTCGCGCTGGTCGAGGGCAAGACGACGGTCTTCGACATGCACAAGCAGACAGTCCTCAAGAAGGCGGCCTTCGAGGCGCTGGTGACCAAGCCGGTGGCCACCGCCTGGTTCGGGCGGATGGACAAGAAGCTGATCGCCGAGGATCAGGCGCAGCGGCTGGTCGATCAGGCCAAGCTGGCCGGCAAGGCGACGCGCGACGGCGGCTCGGAGCTGTCGCCGGTCGAGCGCTACGTCTACATCGACGGCACCAAGGACGCCTGGGACGTGGCCAAGCGCCGGCGCGTGCCGGAAGGCGCGGTGAAGATGGCCCTCGGCGACGCCTACGGCCTGTGGCTGAACAGCCCGCAGCGGCGCACCGTGGACATGGACCACATCGTCTTCGACCCGACCATGACCAAGGACCCGGAGGTGTACATCAACACCTTCGAGGGCCTGCCGCTGACGCCGGAGGACGCGCCGGACAAGTGCCGCACGCTGCGCTGGATGATCGGTTTCCTGTGCAACGGCGACCCGCAGGCCACGCACTGGCTGACCTGCTGGCTGGCGTACCCGCTGCAGCACCTGGGCGCGAAGATGGACACGGCCGTGCTCATGCACTCGACCATGGAAGGCTCGGGCAAGAGCCTGCTGTCGGCGGACATCATGGGCGAGATCTACGGCGCCTACGCCGCC